AAATTATTAGAAAAGGATATACCAAAATTATCATCTGCGTTGGAAAGAATTGCAGATCAGATGGAAATTAAGAACAAGCTCGAGGAAAAGAAGTTTAGGTTAGACGAAAAAATCAAAAAACTTCAAATTAAAGATATCAATGAAAAAGGATAAAGACATTACTTATGAGCAGTTTATAGCTCACATGAATAAAGGTAATAAAGTCTATATGAAAAAACCTAGATCATGGCAAAAGGTATGGTTTTGGTGGGAAAGCAAAAAAGAGAAGTGGTTTTTAAATAAAGCTTTTGATAAAAGAGAAGATGGTATTGTAAAACCAGAACCTTCAGTATGGATAACGGCAAAACAAATGGAATCCCACATGGATCACATGGTTAGAATGGGATATAAATATTATATAAATGAATAAGTTAATTTTAGCATTTTTGCTATTCTTTACCGGTCAAGCAGCAATATGGTTTCAAACAAATGGTCAATTTGTATGGCCTTGGTTTAAAAAGAATCCATTAACAGTTTCAGTTTTATTTGGAACTGCAATTAGTTACATATTAATTTATGGTACCAGGTTTATGGTAGAATACTATGATGGTTTATTATGGCCAGGTAGATTTATAGCCTTTGGGTCTGGAATTATTTCATTTACATTTTTAACTTGGTACTTTCTTGGTGAAGGGATTACCACAAAAACAATAGTGTCACTGTGTTTAGCATGTAGCTTAATAGGAATACAGTTATTTTGGAAATGAAAGACCCTTACAAAATATTAGGTGTTGATAAAACATCCACTGCTAATGATATTAAAAAAGCTTATAGAAAATTAGCCAAAGAATATCACCCTGATAAGTCTAAAGGCAATGAAGAAAAGTTTAAAGAAATTGCAGATGCATATGAAACTTTAAGTAATTCTACAAAGAGATCACAATATGATCAAGCTGCGAATAACCCATTTGGTAAATTTGAAGAAGGTTTCTTTGAAGACTTTATAAAAACAGGAAATGATCCAGGTTTTACTAATATGTTTAACCAAAGATATGGATTTAATACTAGGGGTGGTAATATTACTGCACAGGTTTACATTACTTTAGAAGAAGCTTATTTTGGATGTAGTAGGGAAATAAGAGTAGGTACAAGAGTTGTAAGTGTTGATATTAAGAGCGGTGTAAAGCCAGGACAGAGAATGAGATTAAAAGGATTAGGCCAAAGAGGAATGACCGAAAATCAAAACGGCGATCTTATTTTAACTGTATTAATACAAGATGATCCTAATTTTTATTTGGACCAAAAAGGTTTGCATACAATTAAGCATATAAGTTTATATGATGCTTTACTTGGAGGTAAGGGAGAAGTAAAAGTATTTGATAAAACAATAAGTTATAATATTCCTAAGTGTGTTAAGAACGGTACTATGCTTAGGATAAAAGGTAAAGGATTTCCTGCTTACAATAATTCTAATATCTTAGGTGACTTTTTCGTGAATATCCTTGTAGATTTACCTAAACAATTATCTGAGGAACAAGAAGCATTGGTTAAAAAAATGAAAGATATACAAGATGGATATTAATGACGAAGAATTTATGAAGTCATTATTGGATCAGTTAGAAAATCAGAGCTGGGATCAATATATGAATTTATGTTATAATACAATTATAATGTTTCCAGACCAGGTTTTACAATATGATGAAAAAACAGCAAAGCATAGAGTTAAAAGTTTAGACAAGATTTTACTACATTTTGAAGAAAGAGAGGATTTTGAAAAATGCGCCAAGCTTAAAGAGATTCAAGACAAATTAAAAAATTGTTAATAACTTTTAGAAAAAAGTCCTAGAAAAATTTTCAATTCCCAATTTTTTTTATTATATTTATAATATAATTAAATAAACGGAATATGACTGAATACACAAACATTACTTATTTACAATCCTTCTTGGAGGAAATGCAATCTTCCTCTTCAGGAAATCATAAAATTGCCACTCTTAAAAAGTATGCTGATAACTCTGATGAAAATTCTGATAGAGAATTCTTACAGAAAGTTTTCTTCTATACTTACAATCCTTATTTTAAATATAATGTAACTCCTAAGAATTGCAAAAAGAATTCTGATTTACTAGGTCACCGAAATACATACGGAAGTATTTTTACTCTGTTGGATGATTTAAGAAACAGAGTATGCACTGGGCATACCGCTATTGCAAATGTAAATAGATTTGTTAAAGAATGGCCACAATGGGAGACTATCATTTATTCTATTCTCAACCGAGATTTAAATATGGGCTGTGGAACTACTTCCATTAATAAAGCAATCCACCCAGATTTAATTCCTACATTTAAAGTGGCTTTAGCAAATGCATATAATCCAAAGAGGGTAAATTTTCAAAGTGGAGAATGGTACGGATCAAGAAAATTAGATGGTGTCCGCTGTATCTGCCGCAAGGAAATGAATACAGTTACCTTCTTTTCAAGAAACGGTAAAGAATTTGAAACTCTAGGTAAACTTGCAGATGAAATTTCTAAGATAGGTGGAGACTTTATCCTAGATGGAGAAATCTGTATGGTTGATAAAGATGGTAATGAAGACTTCCAAGGAATTATGAAACAGATCCGAAAGAAGAATCATCAAATTGAAAATCCTAAATTCTTTGTATTTGATTACCTAACCTTAGATGAATTTGATGATAAAGTTGGAACCACCTCTCTTACAGAAAGACTCCGTAATGGATATGATATTCTTCCAGAAAATATTAATTCAGATATGTTAGAATTCTTACCACAGGTTCAATTGACTACCGAAGAACAATTTACTGAAATGGCTAAAGAAGCTGAAGAGGCTGGGTTTGAAGGTATTATGGTTAGAAAGAATACCGGGTATGAAGGTAAGAGAAGTCATAATCTTTTAAAAGTTAAAAAATTCCATGATGCTGAATACACGGTATTAGAATGTATTAACGGTACCATGAGATGGACAGAAAACGGAAAGCAGGTTGAAAAAGAAGGTCTAAGTAATATAATTATTGAACATAAAGGCAATAAGGTAAGTGTAGGATCTGGATTCTCTAAAGAACAAAGAGAACATTACCTTAATAATCATAATGAACTAATCGGTAAAACTGTAACTGTTCAATATTTTGAAGAAAGCCAAAATCAGAACGGTGGATATTCATTAAGATTCCCTGTAGTAAAACACATATACAAGAATGGGAGGGATTGTTAATGTATCCATTCCATATCTCACCTGTGGTGAAGGAACGGAAACAGATTAATATATATTGTATGGAATTATTTGAGAAGTATAGAAAATGGGGGAAAGATATAACTGTCTTTGATGTTGATGATACTTTAATTGTAACCAAAAGTAAAATTAGAGTCTTTAATCCAAAAACAGGATATGAGATTGATCTTACACCACAAGAATTTAATACATTTAAAACTAAACCTCATGATAAGTTTGATTTTAATGACTTTAGGGATTTAGAAATTCTTAAGGCTGGTAAAATAATTGATTGGGTTTTTAATATTCTTAAAAGAACAATTTCAAAAGGAACTGCTGTGGGCATTATTACTGCGAGAGATGATTCAAAACTTATCTATGATTTTTTAATGCATAACGGGGTTGATGTTAATCCTGATTTTATATTTGCAATCAATGATCCTAGCTTAGGATTTACTGGATCTACTGCACAGAAGAAAAAGGATGCCTTTATGAAATTTGTTCAAATGGGATTTAGGAATTTTAAATTCTTTGATGATGATAAAGAAAATATAAAAATTGCAAACAGTCTTAATAAAGAATTACCTGAGGTAAGAATGAAGGCTACTTTAATAAAACAAAAATGGATTCCAAGCTTCAGCGACTTCAAATAAAACTAAATGCATTTACTAATATTTTATTAAGTATTAGAGATCTTTCAAATTCTTCTACTACTAAGGTTGGCTGCATGGCATTAAAAAAAGACTTTAGTAAAATAGCAAGCTTTGGGTATAATGGATCTTATAGTGGCGCTGGTACAAATAAAAATACTGGAACAGAAGAAGATTCTTTAACACCTGGTGAAAGTGGGTTTATTCATGCTGAGGTAAATATGATTGCTAAGTTTCAAGAATATGATCCACAAAATTACATAATACTCTTAACACTCTCACCTTGTAAAATGTGCACTAAAATTTTAGTTAATGCTGGATTTAAGCATGTTTATTGGATACAAGACTACAGAGACATGTCTCATCTTAAAATATTTAGTGAATGTAATGTGACACATGGTAAAATTTCTAACCTAGTAAATGACTACCACTCTATAAAGGACTGAATATATACAAAAAATAGTACATACTTTTGGTCGTTGAAGCATTAACATTTAAACTATCTCTTGATTTTTTTGTCTACTTAAAAAAGTACAAAATAGATGTGTCTAAAATCCGTGTAGGATTTTATGACCAAGTAAATCAAAAAACTGAATTTACGGATTTTAACAGCATTGAAGAAATGGAATTATTCTATCAGAATAATTATGTTCCATTTGATCCTTGTTTTATTGGTGATATTGTTTCTATACAATTATTCTTAGGGGCAAGTGAACTATATGAATTTACAACTGAATATAGAGCATCTGATTTAACAGGTAATTTTACATTAACTGAAGGGTCTTCTTTTGATATTCAAAGAAATTCACAACGTTCAGTTTTTGTAAATAGACAAGTTTCATTTATTAACAAAGCGGTGAAAGAGTATAGAAAATATTGGGATGAAATTTATAGAATATATACATTAGGTATTTACTCACCATGTTACGCAGTACCTGGTTGGTCACAAGGGACATGGTATTTAAATCAATTAAGAGAGGTGTTTACATCAAGAAAAGATACTGATGAATTTCCTTATGATGATGCTACTATTATTAATGAACCACCTGAATAAATAAAAAAAGATAAGATTAAATGGCATTCAATCTAAAAGAATACATCATCTACAGAACTGAGGTTCAAAGAGAACTTTTTAACGGAGAGGTAGATGAAAACTTCAAGGCAGTAGCAAACCCATGGGTAGATAATAGGTCTTACGATACCGGGCATGTAGTATATCACCCAGTTGAGGTTGTTAGTGCTACTGGGACTCCGGAAGAAACCTTAACTTGGTGGAGAGCTAATAAAAGAACAACACAAGGCGCGTTTGATACTAATGAATGGGATATCATTGGAGGTATAGGTACTGGTGATATAACAGTAAGTGGATCAAATGGGTATGGTAAAGTATTAGTTAATTATACTGGCCCAACACCAGCCCTCGCAGCGGATATCGATTTTACATTAGCGTCTACAACTGATAATGATACTCTTAGATTAATAGCAGGCCCAGGTATTAGTTTTCAATATGACAATACAGTTAAGGCAATTAAGATAATAAATAATGGTAATGCAGGTGAGGTAAATCAAGGTTTAAATATAGGAACAGGTGGACAAGATTTGTTTGCTGGAATGAGTGGCCAAGATTTAACATTTAGAGGGCTTAACGTAACTAATGTTACCGGTACTGGTGAAGTTTTAGAAATTCAATTAGATGCTGGAAACAATAACGTAGTTTATAATTTTGATGAAGGTGCTCTTGAATTACAGAATTTAAATAGTGGGCAGCCTCTTATTGATTATTTGGATGATGTTGCAATAACTAATGTACAGAATGCTGATCTTTTACAATGGGATGGTAATAATTGGATAAACATTGCACCTAGTTCTGCTGGTCTAACTGGGGCACAAGGTACGCAAGGTACACAAGGTATTCAAGGTACGCAAGGTTTACAAGGTATTCAAGGTTTACAGGGTACTCAAGGTATTACAGGAACTCAAGGTATTCAAGGTATTCAAGGTACACAAGGTATTCAAGGTATTACAGGTGCAGGGACTCAAGGTATCCAAGGTATCCAAGGTATTACAGGTGCAGGGACTCAAGGTATCCAAGGTATTCAAGGTATTACAGGTACAGGAACTCAAGGTATTACAGGTATTCAAGGTACACAAGGTATCCAAGGTACAACTGGAGCCGATGGTACTTTTGGGGGTGCTACTTTCGATTATCAATTTAATACAACATTAGTAGTTGACGATCCTGGTTTTAGTTATGCTTCTTTAAATACAGCAAACCAAAGCCTAGCTACCATTATGTCTATAAATGATAATGGTGTTACTGGAACTGACATATCTACGTTCTTAACTACAATACAATCAAGTACTTCTATACCTAAAGGGCATGTTAGGATATCATCAAAAGCTGATTCAAATGAATTTATACTTTGGCAAATAACTGAAGTATATGACAGACCTTCTGCTGGAGGTACATGGTGGGAATTAGAAGTAGTACCTGTTGCATTTACTGAAACTGCACCATTTACTATGGATGAAGACATATTAATATCATTTGTTGTAACAGGAGATAAAGGTGCACAAGGAACTCAAGGAACTCAAGGAATTACAGGTTCTCAAGGTGCACAAGGTACATTCGGTACTCAGGGAATTACTGGTGCAGGGACTCAAGGTATTCAAGGTATTCAAGGTTTAACTGGTGTTGGGGCCCAAGGCGCACAAGGTACATTCGGTACACAAGGTATTCAAGGAATAACTGGAAGTGTAGCCTTTTTAGGTAATTGGTATTTAAGAGATACAACAACAGGGGTAGCTGATCCAACATCTGGTGAATTTATTGGAAATTCTACAACAAATTTTAGTAATGTCACTTTCTTTGAATTAAATACAACAGACTGGGGTACTACAGGTTCTAATGGTATAAATAGAGGAGCATACTTGGAGAAGGTTTGTCCTGGATCAATTATGCATATTGAAGATCCAACAACTGGTGATGAATGGCAATGGGAAGTAGATGATAATGTTCTCTCTTCTTCTACAACATTTAGAGAATTAACTGTTACCTTTCTTGGTGGACCAAGTGGTATTGGAACACTGGATTATGTATATGAAGTTAGATTTGATACTGCTGG